GGAACGACCGGCAAGAAAGAAATTACTGAATTGAAATTAAGTGATAGAATTGTGGATAATCCACGAACCGGTGTCTCCGGATTTTAGGCTAGAGTCCATAGTTAATGTTGCCTTTAAGAGTTAAACCGCCACCAGTAACATTCTGCGCTATATCTTTTAATACACCATTTGCCAATGGCGAGTCCATGAATAGACTATGTGAGCGCTGCGCCAGTTTTTTGCGATTAACGACTAAATCATTATCTGCATTGGAGCTATGATCATCCCAACCCTTCAATGCGGCATGATTGCCTGCACCAGTACGTCCATAACCAGTACCAGAATTCTGCAAATAATTCTTGATAACTTTTACAGCTTTCTTACCATATTCTTTTTGCAAATCAACAGCAAAATCTTTGCCTTTATCTTTACTCTTTACCTTCCCCACGGAATCATCCTCCCTACACGAGACGTAGAGTTCATATTTTGCTCTATTTTATTAATCTGAATGGTCCAGTAGTTAAGCTGAGCTGCAATTTCTGCAGGTGAGTAGCGGACAATGTTTCGACCGTCAATCGTATAGCTTTTATTACCGGTTGCTGCAGCATATTCAGCATCCTGCCATGCTTTAAGCATTCGCTTTGCATGCTCTAAATCATTCATTACACACCTCCTATACTTGATAATATCCGACGTTTAGGTTTATTTTGTACTATTTTTACTTGCTCTTTTCCAGTTGGTAAACTATCAACCAAGATTTTTTGTTTAACAAAATTTGGTGTTAAAAACTCCAGTGCTGCTAATGCGTATACTCTAGTGTCTAGAGCTTCATTTCGATCGTGAATTTTTTTCCATATCTGCGTATAGCCTCCATTTTTGGCAACATTTTCCTGTTTTTCTGATACCAGCATTTCAAAGTAATTTAAATCGCAGTTTGCAGCAGGATCAATTGGAAAATGTGAATAACCCACTCCGATTTCATCTATGCCCAACTTATGAAAGATTCGGGATTTTGCAGCATTAACACCGACTGTTATCAAGTCTGTTTTATAAACATTATTTTTTGAGACGCCGTGAATAATTGATATATCACCACCACGCCCAACGATTGGATATACATTTAAAAAATTACGCTTCATTGTATATTTATAAACTTCATTAGTACGATGACCTCCTGAATCTATAAATGTTATATGAATAGGTAACTTTCTTCCATCTTCAAAAAAATAGTATTTTTCAATAACATCATCCAATAGCTTCCAAGGAACATCAGAGGTAGTATCTCCAAAAATTACACCATATTGAATTAACCAATCCTCGTAGTTATCGCCCCATCCTATAATCTGATATTCCAGCCGATTATCTTGTGTATCGACTCCACAAGTTAAATATAAGACACCTTCAGGCAATTCGCAGTTATACCGCTCTCTGCGTTTCATTAATATTTCAGGATCTATATCGGACAGAACTGAATCTGGACTCTAGCCTAAAATCCGGAGACACCGGTTCGTGGATTATCCACAATTCTATCACTTAATTTCAATTCAGTAATTTCTTTCTTGCCGGTCGTTCCTTTCTGTGAATATAAAGCTTCAAATTCATTGGGAGAAAGTCCTCCCAAAGTAGTATGAATCCGCTCATTGTTATACCAAGCCTCAATATAATCAAATATACCAAGCATGGCTTCAGCGCGGGTTTTAAATTCGCTATGGTAAACATACTCTTTTTTCAGGGTAGCAAAGAAACTCTCTGCTACCGCATTATCCCAACAATCACCTTTTCTGCTCATGCTGCCAATTAGACCATGTTCTTTGAGTATACGCTTATAATCATTGGATGCATATTGACTGCCTCTATCGCTGTGAACTACTACACCAGTTGGGTTGCCTCGATTTACCAACGCTTTCTGTAATGCGGTAATTACCAGTTCTTTGGTCATGCGATTACTCATATGATGACCGATTATTTTACGGGAAAACAAATCAATCACAGTTGCCAGATATAACCAGCCTTCGCCGGTTCTAATATAGGTGATATCGCCTACATATACCTGATTAGGTGAATTAACTGCAAATTTTCGCTCCAGTAAATTGGCAAATACTGTTTTCTTGTGATTGGAGTTAGTAGTAACCACATGTTTTACTTTGGTTACCGGAATCAAACCATGCTTATTCATAATTGCAGCAACCTTTTTGCAACCACATTCAATATTTTGCCGGGCTAGAACATCAACTATCCTACCAGCACCATAGCGACGTTTACTATTAACAAAAACCGTTGCAACCTGTAATGCCAGCCACAGCTCATGATTATTCCTTGAGTTACGCCGTTCTTTACTGGACAACCATTCATAATAACCGCTGCTGCTTACTTCTAAAAGCTCAAAAGATAATTCTTTATTGAGCCAAGCGCTATTTTCTTCAATAAACTTATACTTTACTGCGCTTGATTGGCAAAGTATATAGCGGCCTTTTTTAGGATTTCGTTCTCCATTTTTGCTCGGGCTAATTCTTTCTTTAGCTGCGCCAGCTCTGCTTGTTGTTCGGAAATTACCGCCGGTTCGGTTCGCTTATTATATTTAGCAAGCCAACCATGTAAGGTGTTTTCATTTACTCCATAAGCTTCTGCACATTTAGCCACGCTAGGATATATTCCGCTTTTGTAAACAGCTATTACCTGATCCTTAAACTCAGACGGATAGGATTTTTTACCATTAGAGTTATTTGCTGATTCGGGTATATTATTTTGGGTATTCATTTTCAAACTTCCTTTGAGAGTATCATTAGTTGAGTATTTTACTCAATCCTTGCATTAACCTCTCCGGATTTTTGGCTAGAGTCCACCAGCAAGAACAGTAGAGATTAAAGCTGTTGCGACATTTAACTCAATCCTACGTAAAGAAATCCATAATAAAAATTGGGAACACACTAAATTGTCTGTTATTTGCAAAGAGATCGCTAAAGCTAGTGGAATGAAATTAGCTTATGAAGGAGCTGACGTAGAGATTTTATCGTGTGCTCAAACTGATATGACTGACTTACAGTTTTTGTCCAAGCTTGGTGAAGATAATGATTTTGTTATCAAGATTGCAGATGAGACATTATACATTGTTAAACAGGATACTCTTGAAAATGCACCAGTAGTTGCAATGTATAAGGAAGCCGTGGCGAGTTACTGGGTACCACATACTAAAAAACCTAAATCTGCTAAAGCAATAGCTAGAGCAAAAGAACAAGATGAGTTAAAAAAAGCGCAGCCTGAATACGTTGCGGCACATCAAGGAAATTCTGCACATCGTTCTGGAGCAACTAAACCTAAAAAAGATAAGTACAAAACTGAGCACTACCTTGATAAAGCAAATATCAAAGGAGGTGGCAAGACTTTGCATATCCGCCAGAAGTTTGATAATGCAACTCAGGCAAAAGAAAAAGCATTGGCAATGCTTAAACAGAAAAATCGTGGTGAATATCGTATTAGTGCCACATTGCCAGGGCATCCATTAATCTGTGCTGGGGTAACAATTTATATAGTGGATTATGGGCGATTTGATGGTAAGTATTTTGTTGATAATGTAACGCATAGCAAAACTAAAAGCTCTGGTTATGTAACTAGTTTTACTGCACATATGTGCTTGGGGGATGTTATATCATGACTAATAGGATTGTTGATAATTTATTTCGTTTAGGTGAAGTGTCGAATATTAATCCAGAAAACTATACGTGTCGCGTTTATTTTGAAGATCAGAACTTCACTTCAGGTGAATTGGCGATTATGATTCATGGCGGCACACGCAATCGGGATAATGACATGCCTAATATTGGTGATCAAGCAATAGTGTTTTTTTTTCCACCTTTGCTGTCTGATGGTATCGTGATTGGGTTCAAGTATAATGATGAAGACCAGCCTGTAGTTAAAAACCCTGATATTTGGTGTAAAGTATTTCCTGATGGTTCTAAAATTAGTTATAACCAAAAAGCCAAACAATTTGATATTGAATCACAGGGTTCAGTTAATATAAAAGCAAGTAAGATTTATTTGAATGGTGATGTGATTATCAATGATAAAGCATGGTTATTGCATCAACATTCTGCCGGAGAGTATAAAGATGGTGACAACAAACCATTAAGCGGTAAATCAGGTAATGGAGTGGTGTAATGTCATTATTGGATACTTTAAAAAATCTTGGTAACTTGGGTGGGTTTGGTGATGTGATCTTTACAGTAAATCCACTTAGGCAGCTAACATTTGATAGCGCAGAGCACTCAGCATCGGTTAACTATGCACAGCACGATATTATCGGCGATTTGCCCAGGCTTGAGTTTACGGGCCCAAATTTGGACGAGCTTAAACTAACGATGAAATTATCTTCATATTTTGGATTAAATCCAAAGGAAATACTAGCTAAGTTATATGGGTATATGTATAAGGGAGATATTTACGACTTATTTATCGGTACGGAAAATCTCGGTGAGTTTGTGATAACAAGTGTTAATAAAACCTATGAAAAAATTGATTTTTTCGGTAATGTGGTTGAAATGAAAGCCTCGGTAAATTTTTTGGAGTACAATTAATGAAGGTTATCGTATCTACCAAAGCTTCTGCATCTCTCAATTTAGCTCCCGCAAATATTATTGAAGAGATTTCTCAGAATCTCCAAAATATTTTTAATTCCCGTAAAAAAAAGACTCCATACCAACGCGATATGGGATTGGACATTGGAGTAATTGACGAAAGGATTGATGTTGTTATGATGTATTACCAAACTGAGATGTCCCGTCAAGTCAAAAAATATGAACCACGTGTAAAAATTACCAATTATAAATGGTTTGATAGTGATGTTGTAAACGGCAATCTAGTTGTTGATGTTGAGGTTGAAATTAATGAGGCTTATTTATGATTAATAATCTACCAGAAATTAGTTTTGCATATAAAGACCCAGCAAAAATTAAAGCTGATTTGGTTGCTCGCTATAAAGCAGAATCAGGGCGTACTTTGGCTGAAGCTGATCCACTAATGTCTTTCGTTAATGTATTGACTGCAATGTTGGTTGGAATTCGTGCAGATATCGACTTTACGGGTAAACAGAATACACTTGCTTACGCAGTTGATGAATACCTAGATCATAAATGCACTGATTTTGATCTTAAGCGCAAAGAGGCAGAAAAAGCGCGTGTAACGATGTTATTTACACTATCTCAAGTATTACCTCGTGATATTGTGATACCAAAGGATACGCAAGTTACTGCGGATAGCAAAGTTTTTTTTGCTGTACCAGAAGATACAACTGTTCCAGCTGGTAGTGAGTCAATCTCAATTATCTGTATAGCTACTGAAAGCGGTACAGCTGCTAATAATTATGCAATTGGTGAAATTGTTCAATTAGTGGTACGTCCTGCAGGTGTGGATAGTGTGGTTAATCTGGATATTTCAGCTGGAGGTACTATAGCAGAAACAAATGATCAATTTGTGGAACGTAGATTACTGGCTCCTGCCGCACTCTCAAATGCTGGTCCGGATGATAACTATAAATATTATGCGCGGAGCGCATCATCTGCTGTAATTGATGTACAGGTGAAGTCTCCAACTCCTGGCATTGTCAATATCATTGCTTTAATGACGGACGGAAGATTGCCAACAGATGCTGAACTTGAATTGATTGCCACAGCATGTAATCCTGAACATATCCGTCCTTTGACTGATAATGTTGTAGCAGTGCGACCAAAACAAGTTGATTATGAAATTGATTTTGAATATTGGGTAAGCAGTAAGAGTAGCGTGAACCTAACTCAATTAGCAGAAAATGTTGAAAAAGCTACGGCGCAATTTATCTATGATACTCAGACTAAAATTGGTAACGCAGTCAATATATCTCGTTTGGAAGCTATGCTAATGGCAACAGGTATTCGTCGTGTTAACATTAAATCACCAAAACAAACTGAATTAACGTGTTATCAAGTTGCAAAGAATGTTGCAGTTAATATCGAATGGAAAGGTGTAGAGGTTGATTACTGATGACTAATATTAACAGTATTAAATTAGCTGAGCTGTTACCTGATAGTCTTAAAGTATACGATGAGATTCGCTGGTTAAGTTTAGCTCTGCAACCAGAGATTGATGAGATCGTCGAGATTATCACAACCAAGATTCTGTTTACCAATCTAGACAAACTCGATGATTTGACACTGGATTATTTACTGGTGGAGTGCGGGATTGCCAATTCGATTGAAACCGTGTTTATCAAAACTCGGCAGGATAAAATCAATTTCATTAAAAACTATATTCAACTAAAAAAGCTCAAAGGTACCAAGAAAGGTATCAAGTACGCACTGGGTGTGCTGGGTTTAAGTGCAGAGATTGCCGAATGGTTTGAATATGGCGGAGATCCTTACTGGTTCAAAATTAGCATTAATGATATCGGTGATCTCTCAGAAGAGCGCTTGCGCCTGATTCGTGCGTTCATTAACGCCTATAAAAACACTAGGAGCTGGTACCTGACGCAAATCCGCAATACCTATGAATCTGAGATTTACGCCAGTGCACTAACTAAAATCAGAGTCAGGATTAGCGGACAGGCGGATTTTATTACTGCGATTCATTCAAGTATATATGCAGCAATCAGCTGTAAACGTAAATTAATTATCAAGCCACAAGGAGCAAACTATGGCAGTATCTAAAACAATTGTTACCGATATCGGCAAAGCAAAAATAGCTCAAGCTGCAGCTACTGGTACAACCGTAAAACTCAAATATTTTGCAG